GCTGTCATGTCGCCTATCCAGCGACGACATCATGCACCGAGAGCTAAGCCAGCCGGGCCCCTGCATGGTGGGGGCGCAGCCACATCTCGGTGCAATGTACGGGAGGCATAATCGCGCTCAAGTTCAAGCTGCAATTGCACACCGATACCGGTGGCAAGAGCGAAACTGGCGCGAGCCAAATCTGATACAGGCATGCCCCGCCTATGAGCGACAGATGCAACACGATCGGCCCAGCCGTATTCGTGGTACATAGCGCTAGGCTTGACCTTGCTCTGTATGCCGCGTCCGATCATATCGTACAACGCGGCCAACACTGGTACACCGCCTGCAGTAGCGGTACCACCGAGTGATATGGACTTGGACATGCTTTCGAGATCTCTGCAGGTGCGCATAGGTCGTGTGGTAACGGTGTCCTTAGCAGCAACTCGAGCCGGATCACGCACTGATAAGGGCGTCGCATCGGCCATGCAGAAACTCTGGCAGTACCGTACTGCCTCTACGTAGTAGACAGGGTCCTCCACATTAACCTTAAAACCATGTTCAAGGCAAAATGCGGCGTATCCGTCCCATCGGCAATCCTCGTGTTCGACTAGCACGGAGTCGTCACCGTTGTTGACAAGGGAAAATGACCCGAGGGGAATGGAATTAAGAGTGGCGTACACGTATATCAAAAGACAGTTAATGAGCACATTGCCCAAACCCGTGTTAATATCGCCACTACCCCTGCCTCCGTCCTTACGGAACTTAAGGACACCGCTGCTGGTTCTGAAATACGCCACAGTCACCAACTGTTTCGCTAACAGAGCCCGCAACAAGGTCCAATGTTCCGTGCCTTCATAAATACCAAGGTACACAGAGTGCTCCTTGTGCAATGCCGCTTGACTAACATGTGAGTCGAACTTCGACATGTCCATAGACCGATACGCAGGTCTGTTAAAGCGGCAGGAGAGGTTAAAAAACCGTTTCGCAACTTTTTCGGCACTTTCGCCCTTCGTAACAGGCTGATAACCGAATAATGCTGGAATAGCTCCTATGATGGACTTTTCTAAATGGTGGAGCAACGAACGCATCATGACAGCAGTCTCGTCATCCCTGGGGCTAATAACCCGAGGGGCTGGCACATCCCCGCTAGCAGTAAGCATCGCTTTTTCCAACTTAAGGAAACCGCTGATGACGCCAGCATGTGGCTTAATGGGGTGGCCATATCTGTCATTAGGTGTGTTTTCTACGCGCACAGCTGCTCTTTGCAGCATGGCGCGGCGGGCGGGGTTAAGCATAGTGTTGGCGGCCTCACGATACGAAGGCCGCTTATGCACGTCAACGGACGCGCGAACTTGCTTTACCATAACCTTAATGGCGTCGTCCCACACGCTACCATACGCTGTCGGAGAAACAGGTAGGCGCCTGAAGGTACGAGCCTCCAAAGCCCGATACACCTCGACGATGTTGTCGCATTGGTGCACGCTAGTGCGTGCACCCTCCACCTGATCAGTAAGGTGGCACAGCTTATAACGGCGGTTGCGCGAAGGGCCAGGAGTGAAACAAATGATGGGCATGCGAGACGAACGCATCTTAAGCCCAAAATAATTGTCCACGTGGTAATCGTAAGCTGATGACGAAGACCAATGCACAGTATGTGCGCCAGTGTCAGGGTGACGCTGGCACAACAATTCCTTACAATCTTCCAATGTAGCCCCTGAATAAGGCTCAACTGGTAGTGT